TTCGGCTCTCCCTCAGGTCAGTTGTTTAGGCTGGCCCGACCACTCCCTAAAGGGGTGATCTCCACCTAAGTTTCATGCTAGACGACTTAGGACGTCCATAACGTTCTAGGTGTTTACTGTGAACCTCGGGTTCTGATACCCAAGGAGTACCGGAATTAACCGGCACGTCGGGAACTAGCGATAGCCAGGGGCTTTGGGCCTCTAGCCAATCGTTCGTATCCAACTTGAGCAAACACTTGAGAAGGGCGCCACTCCCCTCGAGATTATCTCGAGGAGGTTTGGCCTCCACCTGCCAACCCCTAACCAAGGGGCTCTGGAGGTATGGATCAACCCTCTGGGTTTCGAAGCCCAGAAAACTGATCCTGCCCAACACAGAGGAGGACTCGGTAACCACGGGGTAGAAGCGAAGTAGCTTCTTTAACCGGGTATCGAGCCATCGCGAGGTCTCCCAGTAACCACTCAAATAGAGTTGATTACGAAGAGACACAAGCGACTGTACCTCTGTAACGTCATGGCGTTGGGTAGGGAACACTTGCCGGACACGTGTAATAGATACATCGTGCCCATTAAAGTACTCCTTACCGCAAGACTCTCTGAACCTTCCGGTCCAGAAAGACTTGCCCGTACCAACCTGAGCACCAAAATGCTCAAGCGTGCGGACAACGCTCGACACATGATCAATGGGAACAATTAGATCGTCCCCAAAGATGCGCACCGAGCCCACGTAATCATAAAGATCACGCGGGTAAAGTGACGTGTTAAGCGATCTTTGGATCCCCAAGAAGATCAATGTCGTAAAGACCATTGCTTCCATAGGGAAGCAAAGTGCTGAACCCATAGACGCGAACTTCGCTAGGCGAATTACTTCGCCCGCAGATCCATCACTGGATCTTGGAAGTTCCGCCCGACGGGACCTGGTAGCATCAACAGCCGCAAACAAATGCGGATGTTTAGCTAACATAGCCCTGACGAGCTGGTTCGAGACACGGTCGGAAGCATCGCTAAGATCTAGCGTTGCAGTTCGTTGATCAAACGAACCTTCACGTGCAAGTTCCTGGTTAGGAACTTGATCATGAAATCCAACTAACTTCGGGAGTAGGTTATGCTCACCGAAGTGCTCGTAGAAACTGCGAAGCAGTCCCTGCTGCATATATTGCATGCAGGTAGGCTCCATTGCAATAACACGAGGTGTCTTGAGGGTCTTAGGAACGAGGGTAACCTTTACAGGTACCTCCGAACCGGGTTCGAGGAAGTTAAATCCCTCTAAATTGGAGTAATAACTCCAATTCGGAAGGACATTCTCTCCGGCAGGTAGAACTGCCTCGAGACGATCGGTCCAGACAGACTGATTAAACTTACCGTTTCCAGTAAGTCGATCAGCTGTTGATCCTGGACCGTGCTTAGGAACAATCCGATGGTAATAGACATCTCTGTCCATACCAACGAAAATGTCCCGGAAAAGCATATCAGACATTTGTGTAAACTCAGCTAAATCTACACTGCTGAGTCTACTGTCTGATATTCGAACTTCCTGCTCACACTCGATATAATTGCAAACGGCAGCGAGCTGGCGTGCTTGAGAGCACTCCAACTCAATCTTTCCAAACATCAGCGTTAGCTGACGAATGGAACGAATACTGTCGATGCAAGGATCATCGAGTAACAAGCCACTACTCCTATCGAACACACGAGCGAAGAAACCTCCTAAAAATAGGGGGAAACTTCCTCCTCTTCCACAACGGAAAGAGGAGTTGATGCTCACGTGGCCTTGATCGAGCCATCTTTCGAAGGCTTTACCAAGGTCAGGTAGGGTTATCGTTAAAAACGATAACCCCTCATGTTCGAATCGATCCGTGACGGTTTTAATATCACGGATGGCGCTAGTGTAGCATTGGTTAGCAGATTCATTTGCTAACCTGGACCAGAGAGACATCAGGCTTTTCATCCGACCTCCTATTGGGGGCTACGGAATCCTTAGCCTATATGTTTCAGAAACCTAGTCTGGATAATACCAAACGGGCCTCGTTAGAGACCCATTGGCACATCCGAGGAACCGCTCTATACGCCATGCACTTAAGGTATCATCCTCAAGATGCAAACGGCATATCTTACGACAATCAAACCAACTGAGAGGATAGATGCGAAGGCTTCTCAGCCTCCTCATCGCCTCCCAATAGGTATCCTCATCCGGGATACACAGGAAAGCGATAATCCTCATCATTTCTGATGAAGGAAAACCACTGACCTGCTCCCAGATAAGGTAATCGTCATCGATAGCCGTATATGGCAAGAGCGCCTCCTAACTAGGTACCACGGAGACAGTTCTATTGCTAGAACTGATCTAGTGCACCGTACCGACGGAGACAGAACACCTAATTAAAGATGTTCTGAACAAAGTCGGTATCGATAAGCACATTGATGCCTTTGTGGAAAACATCAAACAGAACAAACACTAGAACTAGCGTTTTATAGCTAATTCTAAGTTGAATGTTCAGTTCATTGAATTCCACATCATCACGATGAGGACGACGGTGTGATCCAGACTTCTGTACATCTGGAAGAATGGAATCATCACTATCGGCTCTCTCGCTACGATTCGCCGCCAAGAACTTTGGTGACGATCGCATCGGAGCTCGCTGCTAGGAGGGTTTTGTAGCCCGCATAGACAGCCATGACTTCGGTATTCGTGTAGCCGGCAGGCGGCACGTCAAACACGGTGTACATCGCCGCGGTGACGCGCACGTTTTCTGACGGCTTATACGGATCCGATGTGAGCTTCGAATGGTCGATCCGGATCAGCCTCCGCGTCCTCCCTTGCTTCGCAAGGGTATGGTTCACGGAAAGCTGTACCAGGCCATCACTACTAGTGTAGGCACTTTCATCCCCCTCCGAAAAGGTTCTCGGAAGGGAGATGGGTACCGCGCTAATTGTGATGGTTTGTGGATCGGCTAGCATATAGGCATCTCTCCTAGGACCGTTGATAAGACGGCCCCATTGGCGTTATAACGTAGCACAGTTTCTGCTACTTCACTCGAGACAATCCGAGTGCGGCAACAATTGCCTTTTGGGTGTTGTTTAAACCACCCATGGTAAGGCCGAACCCAAATGGGGTGGCCCTTCGCCTTTGCTTGACCTCTGTGGTCAAGGTAAGGTTTTGGGGGCGTGCGGATGATATAAATACATCCGGACCTGAGTACGAGTACATGTCTGAAACAATTGAATGTTCCATCATGTAACCGTATTTCAGCACCAAACCGTATCTGGCAAACGAGTTGACGTTGTGTATAACATCGCCAACATTCGAGAACCAATCAACGGCCCAGCTCCAAGGGGCAATATTCCATAAAACCTCTGGATCGGGAGTAAGTCCAAGAAGGCGATCAGCCATCTTGAACTGATCCACTAACCCGTCCCCATAATTGGGAACATGGTAAGTGAATGCGCCCGAAAACCATCGGTCTATGGAGGTAGTCCTAAAACGGACTATCTTGCCCTTATTGAGATTCGTTAAGTTATAGAAGCTACCTACATCATGGCCACCCCACTTAGTGGGACTGACGTTAGATGCTAGGGTAGTTTCCGTCAACGTACGAATCGGTGGAAAATAGTAGCGTCGTCGCACCATCTTACCAGAGTCTCTCTGCGCCTGCGTTAGCATGCGCTGAGAGTTGACGATCACATTAGCAACATCTGTGACGTCACTGATAAGTGGTAGCCAACCGAACTGTCCTTTAAGGTACTCGTCGCCGGCCGTCTTATAGACGTCCCGAGCGTTGCGAGCACGCTTCTCCCACAAGGAAGATCCCATCATCTTCGGGATCCCCTCATGGTAGAATTCGGATAGTGCGGTAGCTAGTGACGCTACTTGATTGGTAGGAGAACAACGAGCGATTGCCGTTGTCCCTAGGCTGTCCAGTCCAGAAGCTGAGGACTGAGCAGACGGAGGGAACGGAAATCCAATCTCGTTGACAAAAGGTGTAATGGGACCGTACCAACGGTCCCTCCTTTGCCAACTAGATTCGTTGTACCAGTTTGTGACAATAGGCTGCTGCACCAGGTGTTCACCTGATGAAACGGCCCACGTCTTAGACATGGTAAAATCTCCACCACTATCACCCTCGAATGTTCCCCTCTTTCGGGGGGCCCAATCGGGATGATTTTCGGAAGCAGTAGTCTGCTTCCCCAATAGGCGTGAACTAAGACCCGCATTCGAGTCTTTGAACACACGATTTGCCGGAGCACCAAAGCCCCGGTAATCGATATAGGACACCGTGCCACATCCTGTGAAAGGGATGTCGCGACGGCGTATCCTAGCCATTGGCACCAGCTCCAATCTGGTCCGGGGAGGTACATTCCTCCCAAAATCCCTTTGTCCAACAATGGAATCTCCCGGGAAGGGAGTCCACCATAGGACATCGGGGAAACTGCACTGCGCCGGGGCCCCTCACGG